CCCCCCCCCCGCCCCCCCGCGCCGCCGAGGGCCCGCCAGGGAAAAAAGCCGATACGCTGAGCAAGGTAGCCCTCGTTCAGGCCATCAAGGACGCCCCGCTTGAAAAGCTGGAACGCCTTGTCATAGACACTGGTGTTACCGGCCGCCTTCTGACCAGGCGCAATCGCCTCACGGAAGAAGGTCAACGACGCTTCATAGTTCGACACCGTGGGGGTCTTCGCGTTTCCGGAATCACAGATCGAACGGCTGTCATCCGTGTCCGAGTCGGTCGCACCCAGCGTCATGCCAGCCGTAATAGCACACGAAATGTCCACGGCCTTAGCCGAGGCACCCGTGTAAGTGGCAACCTTAAAAAGGTCACCCACGTTGGTAACACTGTCAGCCGAAATCCACCAAATAGTGGTATTCGGAGAAAGCATCTTGGGCATAATCAGTCCTCCTGATCCGTCGTATTGTCAATATCAATGATATCATCCGCACCACAGCACTTAGGCTGTGTCATGGGCGTATCGTCATCAACAGGCTCATACATATCGGGCAACACCGACAGCATGTCCTTAGACTTTTCGCACACAATACCCGTGTAGATATTCCGTACTCGCATATCAATTCCCCCTATCCAGGTTCACGTAGAAACTCATATGGCGCTGATAAACAGTAGGCCGCAATGTCGAATCATGATCCGCCGTCGAACCGACAGAAGCCGCAATGTTCACCTCATTCGACCCGTCAATCAATACAGCACCAATGAGCTTTTCCTTCACAACCGATACCAGCCGGTCGAGCATTTCCTTATTCTCAGCATAAACATCCACATAAAAAGGATGCTCATACACATCCTGAGTGTGCCCTGCCATCGACAGGTACGAGTTCAAGTAGCGGTTAATTTCCGCCCCACCGTGGTACACAATGTACAAAGGCTTCTTCACATCACGAGCAAAAGAATCAAAGACCTCAATATCCCGGGTGCCCCGCAACAGATCAAGACAGGCCTTGTCGAACTCAAGTGTACGATCCCTCACTTCAACCTCCCATAAAACTCTTCACGGAACACCTTCGTCACACGAGGCAGGTACTTCGCAGGAGTAATACCCTTACCCGCAGACTTCTTCGCCTTGGCACGCAAACCAGAACGCAAGTACCCTGCCGTCCTATTACCCTGCGTACCATTCTCCTGCCACGAGTAATATGGCTTCTCACGCGCCCACTTATGCCAACCGATCTCCACGACCTTGCCACCCTTAGACGCATCGACACTGAACGTATCCCGCATGTAACCCGTATCGACACGCCGAGGGTCCGTGTCGATCAGCGCCCGGCCATATTCCGTAGAAGCAGCAGCAGCAGCCTGAGCAGCCTCATTCACACGCTTCCACGCAGCATCGATGATCTTCTTCTTCGCACGAGCTGCGACACCGTGTCGATCAGACGTGACCGTAATCTTGATGCCAGCGACACGCCCATCAAAGCGGACAACCTTCTTAGTTCTGGCCATTAGTGTCCCCCGTCTCAAAGTCACACAGCAGCGTCGGCTGCCATGGCAACGAGTCGATCACAGAATTACGGACAACTAGCTTCAAGCCATTCTGTCGGGGGTCAGCAGGAGACTCATTAATCACCACACGCATACCCTCTCCAAACGACACACGCATCGTAGGATCACCCCACAGATGCTTGTTCACAATCTCATTCTTGTCGATATGGAGAAGCTGAATGCGGTATGCGTGCACACCCGTCACTTCACCAGCCCACTCACGGTTACGAGCACGCCAATCAATGTTAGGCGTGACGTTCGCCCACCCAACCCAGATAGGCGGGTTCTCCTGATTATGTAATCCATGCTCAGGGTCCCACTCATGCTCGACAGAATCCGGAGTCGAATACACACTGATCTTACTGTTTGTCAGCAACTCCAAAGGGTAATGAGCAAGAGTCACAAACAGCGGATGGATATTAGGGTTGATCGACAGCGCCATTAGAAGTTCACCGCCCAATCAACAGGATCATACGACGGCATGATGACATCAAACGACAGGTTGTTCTCGTCGTCTTCCTTTGCCTGCTCCCGCAAAGTCTTCGCGCGCTTCACAATGGCATCGAGCAGCTTAGCACCATCCGTCTGCTTATCATCAGTCTTCAAGACGAGAAGCTGCAATGCCTTATCCATGCCAATAGCATCACACGCATCAGCAGCAGCCCGCTTCACATTCCCATTGTTAATAGCAAGGAAAGCAAGAATCTCATCATCCGTAAACAAATAACGAGGCTCATTGCGAAGGTCCCGCAAGTCTTCCAACTTACGCAAGTCAGGAATAAGAACCCTTACCTGACCAACAGGAGAAGTGTAGTCAATCATGATCTAAGTATAACTGAACCCCCTACAGCAAAAGCCATAGGGGGTTCAATCAATCCGTCAGGAGTTCAGGCCCGTAGACCCAATAACACCATCATAACGGACAAGGCCAGCGCCAGCAATCTGACGAATACGAATCTCGATGTCGTCGTTGTCGAAGCTGCCCTCATACGGGTTCACATCCCCACCGCCGAGCATCTGGCCGGTCTTGTTATGGATGCGAAGCTCAGGAGCTTCACGACTCATCATGCCTGTCTTGGCCAAGACAGTCTTGCCATTGGCGCGACCACCCTTCGGCAAGAGGACCCATGCCTTCTCGCCACCGACAACCGAGATGAGGTCAGAGGAAAGAACCTCCAGACCCTTCAGGGGGTTCGCCTTGATCTCCGTGCGCTTGCCAACCTGCGTACGAATCTCATTGATGAGGGTGTAGTTCTTGGCGACCTCGGCCAGAGCCGGGTTGGTCACCAGCACGAAACCCTCGGGGACGTACGTGGAGTGGCCATCACGAATAGTCGCAAGAGCCTGATAGCGCGCGGCCACAATGGCGTCGAACGACAGAGCCGCGTTCTTCACACCACCGACACCTCCAGCACCCGTACCGCCCGTGAACTCGTCCGGCACGGTCGTGAAGTCAGCCTTCGTCTTGTTAGCGTCGTTAAACACGTCAGCACGAAGAGACTTCGTGACCGGATCGAAAAGCTGCAGCAGAACCAGCAGGTCCTCCGTGCGAGCAGCAAGCGTCGCCGCATCCTTCGGGAAGCGAGTAATCACGTTCCACTCGTCGTTAATAAACGACTCGAACGAGAACTGGATACGCGCACCATGCTTAGCAGTGGTGATAAACGCACCCTCTGCCTGATAGCTCATCATGGGGTACGGCGTCAGCTCAGGAACATGAGGCAGCGTGCCCGAAGGGTGCTTGTAGCCCCCGTTGTCGATGGGAGCCGTCGTAGTATCGCCCTTCAGCGACAGGAGCGAAGCAGGACGGAAGTCCGTCAGCAGCTCCTTGGCGGCAATATTGCGCCACATCGTGTTGTAGGAGTCGAAATACTCCTGGAATTTAATATTTGCAGCCTTCACGAACATGGGCGCGAGCTGGTCCGACGTAATAGCTTCCTTCAGACGTGCCTGAGCAAGACGGCTACCCGTAAGGGCTTCCGACAGGCAGACATTGAAGTCGTTCTGATCCTTAAAATGCATGTTAAAGCCTCCTATCAGGCGGTCTTCGCAGGTGCGAGAACCACCTGCATCTTCTGATCGGCAGAAGCGGACGACACCGGCTCCTTCAGCCAGCCGATAACGACATCCGCACCCGTCTTGACGGTCGTCACAACAGGCTTGGCGCCAGCACCCGTCGCAGCCTTCACGTACACAGGGTCACCAGCCTTGGCATCAGCCGTTACCTTGCCGGTCAGCTCGAACACACCACCAGCGACACGCACAGAGGCGTAGCCGGGGCCGTTCAGGCCATAGGTCGGAGCAGTCAAGACCTCACCGAGGGTCTTCTCAGGCTCAGTAGTCGTCGGGCGAACCTTCGACTGAAGAATGCCAGCAATGCCGTTCGCCTTGTTAATGACAACGACATCACCCGGCTCAAGATGAGCCTGCGTAGCATCAACAGGCAGAGAAAGAGTATTCGAGTACTCGAAAATCTGGTTGTCCTTGACGACAGGGACTCGAATAGGCATAACCGCCACAGTGATCACCAACCAATCTTCTTGAAAGTATCAACAGGCTTGTCGTCAACCGGGGTAGCAGTAGCTGCCACAGCCTCCTTCAGATAAGCACGCTCAGACTCCAATGCAGAATCAACATCCACACCAGCCTTCACGGCCTCACGAACACGCACGACAGCAGCCTCCGGCAAACCAGACTTAGCAATCTTGCGGCCAGCCTCAAGAACCGAATCAACATCGACAGATGCCTCTTCGGTAGACTCTTCTGCCTTGGCTTCCTGAATAGTAGCTACGGCAGCTTCGAGCTTAGAACTGAGAGCTTCAATAAAAGAAGCCTTCAGCTCGTCGAACTTGGACTCGATCTCCTTGTCCATGCCCGCCTCCTTAACGTAATTGTCGTTTCGATTAGATTCTAGCAGATCGATAATAGCTCCACCTGCACCCGGAACAGTCACAAAGTCAACCGAACGCACACCAGCAATAGGTGGAACAATACCATTCTCACTAATAGGGTCAGCGCACCAAGCATTAATAGAAACACCAATATGCTCCCACTTATCCTTGATTAGCTCATTCATACCCGAAAAGACTTTGCACACCGTATAGAGTGCGCCATCTTCTCCAACAGTGGCATCCTCCAAGAAGACACCAGCATAATCACGAATAGAACGCTCCGGGCGCTCCCACTCCTCGGTTTCTGTCGGATGGTCAATGAACATCTCAGTGCCAGCCTTGAACAAAGGCGCAGACTCAGCCAAGTTCTCAGCAGTGTAAATACCACTCGAACCCTGACCCGGCACGATAATGCGAATCCGATACTTCCCATCACCCAGAGAACTAGCCTCCGGTGAGAAAGACTCATGCAGCTTAAGCATCCGTCCCCCTATTCCTATTGTCGTTTGTTCCGTCCGACAGGGGTCCGACACCTGTCGCACGCCCGTCCTTGGTCTCGTCATCACTCTTTGTCGATGTCGAGTCTTCCTTGCCCTCATCTTCAGAAGGCAACTCAGGCAAATCCTCCAACGGCAAAGACCCAGCAATCTTCAACAACTGCAATACACCAGAACGCATCTCAACCCGATGCAACGCGCCATTCTGATACGCAAGAGTCAAAGATTGAATTCGGCGATGCGTCTGGTCATTATTGATCGAACCGTACTCGACATTGATCTTAATACCGAGAGCCTGCGCAACCTCATTGAGCATGTCGATATGAAGCTGACGACGAAGCTCCAACGCCTTGAAGGTAGGGTCTTCCAGGGCAGTCTCAGCGCCCTGTCGTCCACCAGCAGATCCGTCCGTCAGCAACACCGACAAGGGGATATCGAGAGCAGCCGACACCATAGCCGCGAGAGGCGTACCAGCAGAGAAATCAACACCAGCACCGGCCTTCGTAATCGCCTGAATGTCTTGGCCAGCACCAATCGAGGCAGTGCCACCGACACCCATGCCAGCCATGCGCGCCGTCACAGCCTGCTGCTGCTTGGCATTCACGGACTTCGCCTTGAATGCCAGACGAGACAGTGACTTCTGCATCATACGCGCGATTTCCAGATGCTCCTTATACGCCTGAGCGTAATTCAACGCACCCATCAGATCAGGCTTGCCATAATGTTCAGCACTTAGCCGGTTTACCGTCACATACACAGCAGTCAGGCGGTGATTCACCTTGTAGTTCGCGGCATTAATCGTCACGCCCGTGTGATCCCACAGCATGTACCACTGGGGGTCCCCCGTAGTCGCAGGATTAATAAGCAGTGCAACGACATCCCCGGTCACATCATCAGTAGCAACACCACCAAGACGCATCAAAGGAATAGGCATGACAGTCTTCGTCGTCTTATCGACAAGGTAGATAACACAGCCATCCGTGTTGAACGCCTGCTCATCACGGACACGGGCCTGCACACTGAAGCACGCCTTAGCGTTCTCGTCGATCACCTTACGTGCAGGCCTCGTCACACCCTTATACACAACCGGGTCCCCCCACATGTAGGCGTTGCGGACGACAAGACCGCGCTTCACAATCGGATTCAGTGTAGCCAAGCGACGTGCGCGTGCGGAATGATCCCGGATAACATCAAGAGTAATAAGCGAGTCAGCACCCTCGACAGCAGACAACGGCACCCAGCCGATGTCCTCCTGTCGAAGGCGGGCAAGGGACTCAGAATAAGCCCCCAAAGCCTCGATAAGTTTCTGCTCGTACTTCATAAACTAAGCCTATCACGCAATAAAGTAAGCCAATTCATCCTCAAACATGAAGTCCGAGAAGTCATCAGCATCCAACAAATCATCCGGTGAAAAGTATTGTCCCTCGGAGTCACCTGCCATAATTGCGCCAATGTTTTGGTATGCATAAATAACAGCATCAAGAACGTCAGGGGACTTAATGCCACGCTTACGCATATTCTCTTTCGACTCAATGAGCAGCGCGGACCCACGGTACTCATATTTGATCGATGCAATCTCGTTATGCAGCTCGTCGTCGTCAGGAAGATACACCCTTCCATCAGCGACAGCCTTGGCAAACTGGTCGTACATGGCTGCGCGGTAGTTGTACCACTTCGTGCTATCACCTGACTTCGCGTTACCATGAATGCCGACGACGGAAATGGTTGGCGGAACGAAGTTGTAGATGCTGTCGAGCACTGATGCACCGACACCAATAGCGTCAATACGAATCTCGACAGCCCCCATCTCCACGGCCAGTTCGCCGACCTTGCGTGCAAGCTCAGGACCGTTCAAGCCCTGATACCGGCCATGAATCCTGATGTAGCCGCCCTGGTTCGACACGATCACGGAACTGTCGGAGCCGTACCGGGCCACATCGACACCAATCGTGATCGGCATGCCCTCATCCGGCTCGGAGGTGTCGTAGGCTTCCATGGACTGCATGACGCGCCCCATGTTGAACAGGCCGTCGTCAGACACGTCAGGGAACTCGCCAAGGACACGTGCGACAAATCGGGGGTCATCCTCGCCCCATTCCTTCTTACGCGCCTCAACCCAGTCAACCTGCACGAGACGTGTCGCGACTTCGACAGGTACGACTTCGCCCGTGAAGTTAGGCGTGTCGTATGCTCCGAACTGGATGATGTTCCACGAGCGTTCCTCTGGCTTCAGGCGCATCTCGCGCTTGTAGACCTCGGCCATGTAGCACGATGGGTCATTCGGGTTGGCAATGGCCAGGATGCGTGCAAACTTGTTCGTCGTGATGGCGTCGGCTGCGGTGAAGATTTCCTTGGAAATGCCCCCCGCCTCGTCCATGATGACGAGCACGTACTGGTCGTGGACACCCTGGAAGCCGGACTCGTCCTTATCGTCCGGCTTCATGCCGAAAGCAATAGGGTCTTGTCGGTCATCCATCTTCCACGTTGCATCGGCGTTCACCTTGCCCCGGATACCAGCGACAGCCTTGACACGGGGGATCTCTTTCCACAGGACGTTGCGAACCTGTTTCCAGTTCGTTGCCGTGGTGACGACTGTCGTGTCATCGACGGGGTGCGTGTCTACCCACCAGTTCACAAGTGTTGCTGACAAACGACTCTTCCCGGCCCCGTTCCCTGTAACCACGAGGGTTTTTTGATGTTCGACAACAGACTGTGAAACCTCCCGCTGCTTAGACCACATAAACAGGCCATGGTCCTCAGCCCACTTCGCAGGGCTGTTACGCCACACCTCAAGGCGCTGAGCATCAGAAAACTTGCGCGCGACAGCACCGAAAGGTAGCATCAGTCACCCTCCATCTCGACAGTAGCTTCAAGCAACGCCGCAGGCTTAGCCACAGCCTGAGAGAACCAGTCAGCCTTATTCGTCTCCAAGGCGCGCTTCGCCTCAGTGGACAAATGAGGATACACAAGTGCCGTGTACTCTTCGAGCACCTGGTTGGTGAACGACAGCATGACTGCTACCTGCTTCTCCTCGATCACCCGAATCTCATGTGTCACGGTCTGTCGCTTCAGGTTGGCAATCTCGGAAATTTCACGCAAGACCGCAAGCAGGCCCTGAAGGTTCGCACCCCAATTGCCCTTATCATCAGCAAGACCGAACGTCTCAATCTGCGAGTAGGCCATGTCAACAAGTGCATCAAGTCGGTCAAGCTGCTTGATGCGCATGTTGCGAGGTGAGAGTTCCTGTCGGCTGTCATAATATGCCTGCTCGATAATGAACAGCTCATCGGAGGTAAAGCCTGTCGCCTCAATGATCTTGTTACGATCAGCGCCACGCTTCAGCAACGACAAGGCGGCATCTCGCCGTCCCTTCACTCCTGGGTCATCACTCGTCAAAAGCGTCCGAGATTCGCTCATTGAACTCATGAATAACCTCCTCAATAGTCTTCTGGAACTTATGATCCAAGTATGCATACATGCCAGCCATGCCAACAATCAAGCCGACAAACACACCAATAAGAAATGACATTAATCCTCCTTCGGAACAGAAGGCAGGTCCTCTAGCTTCACACCAGCTTTCACAGCCGCGACACGCACAGCGTATGCATGTTCCTTCCACAAGAACACTTGCGTGCGCAGTTCTGCCTCAAGATCATCACGAGCCTCCTGAATCTCCTGAGCCTTCTTGTACCTATCGACACACAGATCAACAATAGCCTTAATAACAAGTGTGAAAGCAGAACACACGAAGCCCACCAGTGCCGTGTTCATATGCTAACTCCTCGTTACTCGTGAATGGTTGATATGTATTCTTGCCTTGTCTTATTGTACAGTTCCTTGGCTTCTTCCAACTTACTCTTCGGCAATACACCAGGACGGTACGAGTAAGGCCACACTCGCAAAGCACGAGCGAGAAAAAACAAGGCAATGATCACCGAGAGGACAATCATGTGGAGAGGCCAGCGCACATGAGGTGTCGTCAGCATAAGCTCATTAACTGCAATAAGCATCATGCCGACGACAGCCATCAAAGCAGACGGGCCTTCCAGCCACCAAGACCCAAACCATGCAGACGGGGCACCGAGCACACCCGACACAACCATCAGCACACCTGCGACAATAACAATCAAAGGCAACGAGGTCACGTGGGTGATAAATGTGGCACCAGCGACTGTAATGGCCACATAGATAGTGACAATCACAGCCGTGACTGATTTAGGCTCACTCATCGAAGACAAAAACCTGTTCATCACGGATGCACCACACTCGGTACAGATGCCATCAAGCCAGTCGCACCCTTCGACAGGGCCTGATCAGCCTGTTGCTGAGTCGTAATGATGTGAGCAATCAGAGGCTTACCTGTCGCCTTGAGAGTAGTCCACACGTCGTCAGAGGCATTCCACTCCATACCGAGTACATCCCAGCTCGACAGGTCCGCGCCAGCAACCTCGTTCTGGTACATCATGCACATACTCTTGTACCCCTTCGCCTTCGCACGACCACTGACACCACCATTCACAAACTGCTTGATCAACACCCGATCTTTAGCGTTTGGAATGGTATCAAGATAACCGAACAACGCATTCTCAGAGTCCATATCCCCCTGCGAGCCAGTCGGCTTACTAGACGTCACCTTATGGTCGATAGCCAGCACGACGTCGTCACTAACCTGATCGACAACGTCAGTCAGGCGCATGAAGCCTCCAGATGCCTGCTGCAAGCCCGAGAGCACAGACCACGGAGTGTTCCAAATCTGATACTCCGTGCCCGGCACCGTGCGCGTCGTGACCCAGTCGTGGATCAGCACGAACTCCCCGGTCGCACAGCGGCGCACCGACAGCTCCAGTGCCTTGAAACCAGCATTCAATGACTCTGTAAGGCCCTTTTGAGTGAACTCCGGGTACTCGGTACCACCAAGCCTGTGAGCCACGTAGAACGGCTTAGAGGCCAGGAAACGATCAACGACAGGGCCGGCAGGAGCAGGAGCAGGCTTCGGCACGGTGCGGGTGCCCGCCACCCACTTATCCCCTCCTCGGTCTCGAACCCAGAGAGTCCCACGCACGTCCTTGCTTGCCGTGCGACGTAACCACAGATCAGGCACCAGGGATCACCACCTGCACACCAAGACCGTTCGTCACCTGAGCATTCGGGTACGTGAATGTTGCGTCCGTATCACCCTTGCCCTGTGCGACCGCTACCGTCTGAAGATTCGAGCCAGTCTGAGCCGCGAAGTCGACAAACTCCCAACCCTCACTTAAGGTGATCTGGCTACGAGTCTCCTCGCCAATAGAACGCTCGAACGCGTACGCGAACACAAGACCAGCTGCGCCGCCAACCTTCGGAGCCGTGACTGTCACATTCTCTGTCGGCCCTTTCGTCCTATCCTTCGTCCTACCTGCCGTAGGCGTGCCACCACCGCGCACCGACAGGGCCACATAGCCTGCCTCGACAGCCTTGGCTGTCTTCAAGATGATAGCCTCACTCCACGGCCTGTAAGCAATCGTAGACTGCTGGGTACCAATCCAGTAGGGATCGAGAAGCACCGTCCACCCAGCGGGCCACGTGAACGTCTGATCCGACTGAGCCTTCACGTTGACGGCAACAATAACCATGTCACCGGCCTGGCCGCCAGGAGCAATCGTGCCCGTGTCGCCCGTGTACTGGCCAGCCACGTGATCGATCAGCGTCGGCGTCGTTGTAGCGTGTTCAATAAGGAAGTAATAGGAGCCGTCAGGCAACGCCTCAGCTTCCGCCTTCGAGGCTACCACGTGAATCTCAGGCCGCGTCACATTGACGTTAACGACAGGGGCAACCGGAGGAGAGGGCACGATAGGTGTGTTACCCACCAAGGCACTCAGTGTCACTTCCTGGCCTTCAGCAAGGCCAATCTCCTTTTCCACGATGACGCCGCCAGGCCCCGTGATGCGTACGTCGTACGTGCCCGGTTCAAGGTCGATCGACACGGGCTGCATCGTGTTCTGTACAACATAGCCGCCGACGAGCAGATCAGACACAGGATTGTTCGAGCCGACAGGGTTGGGCTTAGGCGTCACGTACATGCTGATCATCACGTGATCACCGGCGGGGGTCTTGACGCTGCCGACAATGCGAGCCATTATTCAACTCCTTAAATAAATATGAATAGCAGTGTGGCCCTGGCACCTAAGCGACAGGGCCACATCTTATTACTCGGCGTCGCCCTCAGGCACACCATAGGTGGGTGCCACATAGGTGCCGCCTGTATGAACGACAGCAATGATCAGGCCGACAACAGAGAGAATCTGCTGAGCCACGCCCGTCCACTGCTCCCAGTTCTCAGCGGTCCACCCGCCATAGGCGACACCAACCATGCCAATAGCAGCAACCAGACCATAGAGAGCCTTACGACGCTCAGGGGTGAGTGCCGTCCACTTCGTACGATCAGTGGTCAGAACTTCATTCTTCATCTCTAAACCTCCTTACAAATATTATACAAAACGCTGGCATGCAAAAAGCCCTGGACACTTAAGTAGCGTCCAGGGCTTTTTGTTTTTAGTTCTCAGCGCTGCGCAACAAGCCTCACAATGCCGTCAGCATCCTGCTCAACCGTCATCCGACCGTGGATAAGCTTGCCATCTTCACCAAAGATCGAGCATCCACCATCAAGACGTGTCTGGCACAAGCCGACAGCCATAGCGCCTGTCTCAGTCAAGAAGTAATCATCCCCCTGATACGACAGCCACCCGGTACGCATAGCACCATTAGCTTCCAGGTAATACCACTTACCCTTAAGCTGCACCCAGCCGGTCTGCATCTCACCCTTCGAGTTCAGGTAGAACCAGTGTTCGTCATCCTTCACCCAACCGGTCTCCATAGCACCATAACGCCCATCATGAACCGGGTGCAGGTAGTACCAGTGACCATCAATGAACTGCCACCCAGTCTGAATCCAGCCCTTCTCATTGGCGTAGTACCACGAACCGGCGACAGGGAACCAGCCAGTCTCGAAGTTGCCAGCAGGCAGCCGATACCACCAGCCGCCATCCTGCGACACCCAGCCCTCCTTGTTCAACAGCTCAAGGTCAAGGTCGTCGTAGTACTGCTGAGCCTTCTCAATGTAGTCGTTCGCATACGTATCACGCAAAGACGCGGGGCAAGCAGTCGAGTAGAAGTCACTATGTGGGAAGACGTTCACTCGCCACTGCGGACGGCCCAAGCCGTAACCTCGACACAAGGCAGCAGTGAGGTGCGCACCAGCATCCAGCGTCTCCTCACTAATGTCCCACCCGCCATCAGCACCAGTGGAGTTCGCGTGCTCAATACCAATCGACTTCTTGTTCACGCCCGGGCAATGCCAGGCCGTGTCGGAGTCATGGACGTACTGGCAGATATTGCCATCAATGTCCACATCATAATGCGCGCTCGTACCATTCGAGCTGAACGCACTATACACACTGCTAAAGCTCATCGCCTTACCAGCGTTATGGTGGACAACAACACGATCAAGAGCGTTACCACCACGCCCCTCATCGAAGTTGTCAATCCACATATTCGTGTCGGCAACGAGGTCTTGCCAATTCATCTCTTCAACTCCCAGTGTCCGAAGTCTCTCAGTTCCGCCTCAATCATATCAGCAAAGAACTTCTCCCCTTCCGGGGTCACATATGTCTGCCAGTGGTAGCTCGAACGCTTACCGCCACGAGTGATAGCACGACGCACACCAAGCAGACCCTCAGCCTTCGGTGTTGGCACATTAATACCACCACGGCGCTTCAGATAACCCTCACGAGCCAGCAGCCTAATGACCTTAAAAGCCCCAATACTACCAATACTCCTAGCAAACTCAAGCAGACTCGGTTCCATCACACACCATCCACATCAGTAAAGAAAGCAGCAAACGGATCATCACCCGGATCAGCGAACATGACATCAACAGGCGCAGGCTCAGTATCAACAGGCCGCAGAACATCCTTCGGGCGCCGCATCGTCTTCAAAATAAGCGTCCAGTCGATAGGCAGATAATCATTCAACAGGATCATGTCCTTGATATTCAGATTGCCACGGACCAGCTTATTGTAGAAATACCGATCCGAGTGTCCCCCAACCTTGCGCCCATCCTTGAACGCCGACAGGCCCGCGTCAATGAATTGCGCAAGCACAAGCGCTCGAAAATCTTCAAGACGAGCCTCGACATCAGCCGGGTAATCCATCTTCTTTCGCGACGCTCGCGCATTCGCCATCCGCGCACGCGCAGCTTCCAGCTTCGTAGGGTTCTCGATTTTACTCACTTGCCGGCCTCCTTCTTGATCATGTCAGGACGAAACCCCGACCAATGCTTCACGATAGCTCCCTTGGCGTCCCTCACAACAACGACAGGGGCCTGACTGTACCCGAGCCTCTGAATGAACGACAGGGCCTCATGGTCCTCAGACACGTCCACACTCTCGTGCGGGGCACCCAGCCCATTCAGCTTGCGGTACGTAGCCACACACTGAGGGCAACGAGGCTTAGAGTAAACAGTGATACTCAACTTCTTCTCACTTTCCAGTCGAACCAAACCCACCCTGTCCGCGCTTCCTCGTGGACAAAACAGGCTCAGCATACAATCCAGACAGGTTTTCTAGTCGCAGGACCACGATCTGCGCAATGCGCTCGTGTTCTTCAAGAACGACAGGGCTGTCGGTCAGGTTATGCAGTGGCACAAGAACCTCACCCTCATACCCGGAGTCGATCACACCGACACCATTGGCGAGGATCAAGCCCTTCTTGTGCAATGACGAGCGGGCAAAGACAAGGCCGACAGCCTCTCTGGGGATGTCGAACATTTGCGGCGTGTAGCCAGTCTTCACCATGATGGTCTCATGAGGGTAAATGATGTATGGGATCGACACCTCCAAGTCACACCCCGCGTCGCCGTCATGCTGCCTGTAAGGTCGCATTTCTTTCTCCTTCCTCTTTGTTGGTAATAATGTGAGGGCCTGCCTTATGTTCGACAGGCCCTCACTGTGCGTGTTGTAAGCCCGCACAAGGCCCGTACCTGGAAGGACGAACCCTCCTAGTACGTGTTCCTGAGATCAGAGGCGCGCTGTCTCAGGCCGTCTTATCAACCAGCGCCCACGAGAGGGCTTCCTCACTACTCTGGCCACTTGCGCTCCAGAGGATAGCGTCGTTGGTGAGCTCGTGCAGCCAATAAGTGAACAGTGGCACATTCACGTTGTACTTGACGTTGTGATGCCCCCAATCAGACTCCCAGCCGCTAATGTCATGCACACCACCGTCGCTGTCGGTGAACTGGAACTCTGGATGATCGAGGAGACCTGTGTACATGCACAGCTCACAGGACCCGTCAGTGTCCATGTATGTGTTGTCGTTGTAGTCGGTCAGTCGAAGTTTCATGTTGTTTCTACTTTCAATATAGTGGGAGGTGCTGTTGACTGACGAACACAATCCCGATACAAAAAATTTGTCAGTCCTAGGGTGCTACCCCGCACGTGACCTCCCGATCACGGCAACCGGCACGTCCTCTTGATCAGAGAGGCAGGTTTATATACCTAATCATCCAGCATCGTCCGGTGCTTGGTGGTCCCCTTGATGAGAGTCGAACTCATACTCCTTACTGGAACCCGGGTTTGAGCCGAGCGCGTCTTCCTGTTCCGCCACAAGGGGTGGTGCCTCCCAGTGTTCACCGTCCCTTGCTTGCAAGGTACTGAGAGGCTATTCAGTTATGTATTCAGCATAGCACTAGTACAAACACTATGCTCCGTGATCTGGATCAATTAGCACATTAACGCAATCCTGTTCCAGGATCAAGGCAAGAAGCACGTCAGCATCATGCCGGATACCTTCAGCCTCAAATCTGTTAACCGTCACCCAATGCTGATCAGTCACCTTCAGATAAGTCCCGTGCTTCTCAGTGACAACGACACTGCCCTTGGTCGTAAGGTCATTGAAGTCCTCACAACTCAGGATAGTTGCAACTTCTCGCTTGCCGACACCCTCTACATACATGATCTTCACCTTATCAAGGGCCATTGTGTGAAGCTTCTTATAGCCGGTTCGCACCTCATCAAAGGTGTCAACGTATTCCTGGTTATTCATTACTTTTCTCCTTCCAATAGCTGCTTGCAGTATTCCAATACAAGACCCCAACTAGAATTGTAGGGGTTATAGTGATGTTCAAAATTAGCTATAGTCTTAATTTCTTGAACAATGGATCACTTGTTAACGTCCACCTTTTGCCTCTTCAAGCAGAATCTCGGCAAGGCATTTCACCTTGAACCAATCATTGTCTACCCTTTCACCAGGATGCTCACAGGGATGTAGTGGTTCGAGACTATCATCGTAACGTCGCTTAGCAATCGTGTAGATCTTCTCTATGCACGACAAGTTCATCATGCCCCACCATTACTCTGTCAATCTGGAGCATCATTTTTGCAAACAACCGTACAGCGTTCCAGTCGGCATCATCTCTCTGTGAGTGTGCAATAGTATAAATTTCAACAACATCAAAAAATCTGTAAGTAGTTGAGGCTTTCTAGCTTAGGACTGTCGAAAATCAGAACAAACTCACTAAACTTTGCTACCTCATCCCACTCAACACTGCCCTGTTGAGACTGAGCAATCCTACCAATCCCCTTAGCCAGATTGGCCAGTTCACTATTCATTAGCCTTCTCCTTTCAGTTCCGAGTACTTCCAACTCTTAACGTCACCATATGTAAACCTAATGGTGCAATCTTCATTCCTACGACGATGTGAAGCCCTATGACTGGCAATACCAAGATAGTTAAAAGACCTACCACAGGTATAGCAAAAGCAATCTTTAGTCAGCCTTGCTCTCATTATTCATCCATTCATAGATCATTGCTTCAGCGACACCCTGGCACGAGTCATAGTCCTTAGCATAATCCGGGTACAGCTCTTCAAGGGCCTCGTCCGTATCACACCAACCCGGCCAGTTATCTACTCCCAGATAGTCAGCAACGTTCATGCTCACTGCCTGTGAAAAGACGTCACGAAGCCACGCTTCAGTGACGGCGAACTTACCATCACCAATGTACTGAACACTATTCATCACACCAGCACCATCCAATCTTCCTCGACATTAGATCATCCGACATACCAGAACTAAGAAGAACATCCAACTGATTCACCCAGAAGTACTCATACTCCTCAGTAATTACCTTAAAGTACCTATTACCCTCTGGGTCGATCAGAACAGCACCAAGTGCGAGACGACCAAACGGAATAGACAGCTCACTGAACTTAATAAGCATCAATTATCGCCTCCACTGACCTGCACATCGATATCAGGCAGCAACTCTTCAGGACGGAACTGCACCTTGTAATGATAGGTGTCCACAGAAGCAGGATCCATCTGCTCCACAAAGTAGGTGACATTATCTGAGATACCCAGATAATGCTTCTTGTACTCTCCATCACCCGTCTTGCAGGTGACCTCAAGCTGAGCATCCTCCTTATCCTTCGTGATCGAACACAAACCCTCAATGCTGAGAAGGTACTTATCGGTGATGCCATTGACAAAGACAACCCTGCGCATCACGCGGAAGTTATCCGAGTCATTGCTCAGGTTGTACGAGGCCGTCTGAGCCGGGGTACAAGCCCCAAGAGACAGCATGAGTGCACCTGTAATGGCAACCAGCTTACGGTTCATTTGTTCTCATTCTCCCTTGCAAGATATTCGACAACAGTCATTGCGCGGCAATACTTATGTGTTGCATATGCCGCATAAGCGTCAGCCGCGTCTTTGGTTTCAAAAAGACCAATGACGCCTTGGTCATCGCAGTCCAAATCCCATACAGCGTATAGGGCATCCAACATTTCAGGCCTCCTTCAGATTGAATTCGACACCGCACTCATCCTTCAGTAGTGCGTGAGCATCGACAAATGCAGCGCTGTGGATAAACTCAGCAGCCATGTTCTTCATTAGATAATCCCATAGTGGACGACACGCACGACATCATGAGTCGAACGAACAGTATCAGCGAACTCCTCGTGGGTGTACGTACGACCGTCGAATCCGACCCACACCAACTCATTGCGGCTGCCATCACCAATGACGCGCATTGCTTCCCAGCCGCCGACACAGATGACAGTGCCTGGCTCGATGTCGAAGGAGTCCATCACGATTCGTAGGCACTCAGGAGTGAAGCACTCAAACTGCGTGCTGGTGAGGTCGGATGTGTTGGTGGTGATGATATTGGCTTCCTCAAGGGTTTTGACGAATGCCTTGATGAGTGGGTCAAGCTCAGTCATTGTTGTTCTCCTTGTCCTTGTCCGTGTCCGTGTCCAAGGGGTCAAACAGGATCACGGGCAGGTTGGTGGTGTCTTTGTGTATCCGTGCCGCGAACTGTTCGTGGCTAAGGGAGCGGCCTGTCTTGGCGTGTATCCACTGGTGAGGGCCTTTGGGTGCAGCGACAAGCACGAAGATGTGGTTCCTAAGTCGTACGACAGTGCCGGGGACCATGTTGTATGCGGCTATCCTTTGTGGGTTGTTGTCGGGTGCCCGGGTTTTTGCGATGAACTCACTGGGTTGTAGGTTCATGTTTTCTCCTTTCGTTGTCGATACTCATATCTTAGCAGCCAATCAATGAGTATGCAACGTGACTTGACCCACAACCTACTAGCTCCATAGAAATGTGGGTTTTGCACTGAAAATACACACGGGATATGACGTCACGAAGATCTATGGAGCATATTCTCCCCCCATAGAAATGTGGGTATGACACCCCCCTCCTCCCGCCTCTCCGTATACCATTTGATTTTCTATTTGTCAAGTCGAGGGGCCCCCAAAACCCCTCCTATGCTGCACTACCACAATCTCCCCGACTTGTCAAATTATGCGCCCCTGGTCAAATGTGTAAAGACAATCCTGTCACTCTGTCAACCTCCACCCCCTCCAACTCGCGTGACGTGCATCATATGACCCCAGTCACAAATCAACTCTAGGCTCCGTGCCCCTACTCACGTAGTACCCACTACCTAACTTAACTTAGGCTATCCTAACTACGTGGCTATGCTCACGAAGCACAAGTAAAGTTGTGTTTACCTTTGCATCAACTTGCACGAACTGACATGATCTATTCGTCAGAGTGTCAGGTGAAAAAATCCTCGCGAAAACCCCCCTTTTCGCTGATTATTCCTAGATTTTTTTATTAAAATACAATCAGCAAATTATTACCTACAGAGAATAGTTATAGAACATAGTTATAATAAGTGTGTTCTATATACTAGATGTTCTAAAATAGAAAATATTCTTAATACTATAGAGAATATTCCTTGTAATAAAGAAAGTTAAAGGATCCGCGGAAAGAAATCATAGAAAAGTAGTGGGTGGTCAGTTTTCGACCATCGCAAAAAACCCTCTAAACGTCCTCTCACGCCTTTTCAGACCCCTACCTAGGCCATGACACTACCCCCACCCTAAAACTCGCTCAGATCGCCTTCTAGACCCCTTAACGACGGTCCTAGCATTCAACGTCAGCCTCTAACCCTGTTGTCGCCACGCTGTGCATACGCGTATACCACATCAGCTTTCAAAATGCAAAACCGTTCCATATTTTGAGATGACAAATAAAAAGCTATGCTCGGGTCTAAAGTGTTATCTGGTTCACTCTCAAGATCCTTGACTTTTACTTTTGAAGGGTATAGAATACCAGGGTCACCGCCCTGAGTATGTGTAGGAACACGTAAGCAACGAAGCCTCGGGGGGTGTCGTATGCGCTAGCAAGCCGGGCCTCAAACGAACCTGCCCGCATGAGCGTTGAAGCTATAAGCCACGCCGCGCCAGCCAGCTAAGCCCCTGTCGAAGGCGAGGCAAGCCCTTTCACCCGTGCACCGGGCCCTGCACATGCCGATAGCGGGCTGAGCCCCTGTCGTATGCGCTAGCAAGCCAGGCCTAGGA